AACACACCAGCGTATATTGGTGGCGTTCGTAACTTCTCAGAGAATGATGCAGGCTTAGCAACTGGTTCGCCCTATCTATTATCGCCTGAGGTAGATGATGATTTCCGCATGCGGACTGGTTCTGATTTGATATTTGATGAGGAAAGTTTCACCTATACGGCGCAAAACTTTACCAAGCACCGAATGGACGCAACTACGTTTGTTCCGTCATGGTCAACGGCTGGATTTAACACTAATCCAACAAACTTATTGACAGCAGCAGCGACAACGGTACTGCGAACATGGAAAACCTATTCCATGATTGGTACTGAAACAATTGCCCTTGATATGGAAGCAACAGCATCATACGCTTCAGGTGCTGCAATTCCAAGCAATCAGACGCTAGAGTTTGGGTTAGGTTTATTGGGTACGACAACGCCGTTTGATGTTTTCGATGGTGTTTATATCCGTCTCAACTCAACAGGCGCATACGGTGTTATCCGAAACAACTCAGCAACTGATACAGCTATTTCAGGCGTATTTAACGACTATACAGGTGCAGCATGGGTTCCCGTTAATGGTAGACGCTATCAATTCATTATCTACAACTCAACACGTTCTGTAGAGTTTTGGGTGAATGACCCAGTAACGGACAACATCTGGTTAGCGGCTGAAATTGCGACACCGCCCGGCTATGGTATGCCAACAGCATCACCTGCTTTGCAGACATTCGCCCGTCATAATATCTCAGGCTCAACGACTATTGCAGCAGCACTGATAGTTTCACGTTATTGCGTTCGTCGAGGTGGTACAAACATTTCCACAACACTAAACGTACTTGCAGCGCGTGCAGGTGAGTCTATATTGTTGCCTGGAACTTTAACGACAACAGCCAACCAAACAATCACAACTGGCTCTATAACAAGACCGACAGCGGCAGCACCAACCAATACTACAGCTTTGCTCACCTCTTTAAGCGGTATTGTGCTGGAAACACCAACAGGCGCGGCGGCTACAGATACTATTTTGATGGCTTACCAATGCCCAGCTTTACCAACTGCAACAGGTACAACATTCGCACAAAATAGACGACTTCGCATTGATGCTGTAAACATTGCATCTGCGGTGCAAACTGTTTTTGCTGGTGGGCCAATTGCAAAGCATTTTTATCTAGCTTATGGTTCTACATCAGTGTCATTGGCAGGTGTGGCAGCAGATACGGTAACAACCAAAGCATATAGGCGCGTTCAGTTGCCTATTGCCCAAGCGTATGCGGCTACATCTGGCGCAGGAACATTACCATCGGGCAATCCGTCGGCGAACGTCATTTTACAAACACCAATTTATTTAAACCCTGGCGAATTTGTCGCGCTGGTTTGTCATAACTTAATTGGTACGGCTGTAACAACTGGAACAATTCAACACGCCATTAGCTTTGACGCAAGCTGGGAGTAAGTAAATGTCTTTACTGCTGGCGCTAACTAGTAGCGGTGGTAGCGGTGTAACGGGCACGGCGGTAACGTCTCAAGCTCAAACGGTTGCTATCACAGGAACTACTACGGTTGCGGCTGTATCGGGAACGCTAGCAGCTTCACAAGCGCAAACAGTTGTTTCGGCTGGTTCATTTACTGCCGCTGGTGGTGTATCTGGCACGGATTCAACCTCGCAGGCACAAACTGTTGATGTAGTTGGTGTCGTTAGTGCACCTAGCGTAACAGGAACAACTGCAACAAGCCAAGCGCAAACAATAGCAGCATCTGGAACATCTTCAGTATCAGGAATCAATGGGGCAGCGGCGACAAGCCAAGGCGAAACGGTAGCGGCTAGCGGTTCAAGTGCTCCACAAGCGGTTACAGGTACAACTGCGACAAGTGAAGCGCAAACAATAACTTCTAGTGGCTCATTCGTCGCGGCTGGTGGTGTATCTGGTTCTGCTAGTACATCTCAAGCACAAACCGTTGTTAGTGCTGGAGTTGTTGAGGGTGGTACTACTGCCTACAGTGGTGAAGTAATACTACAGCGCAAAAAGATTTACGTTAAGCGTGGTAAACAATATCTCATATTCAACAACGCTCAAGAAGCTGATAGCTATCTAGCAGCGGAACAAGCAATAGAGACGGCTAAGAAGTCAAGCCGTGGTGCAGCTAAGCGGGTTATTAAAGCCCTCAAAGTTGTTAAGCCTGAGATTGTTGAAGCCCCAAAGCTGGAAGCAATAGAGACGCTTTTAGCGCGGTTTAACGTACAGTTTGACGCTATCCAAGCACAGAAAAATAATGACATAGAGGCACTAATTGCTATACAATCTATGCTATATGAGTTGCAGCAGGATGAGGACGACATAGAATTGTTACTTTTATCAATGTAAGGGAAATTCAATGGCTACTGAAAAATACAAATCACCCGCTGACAAAAAACGTCATGAGAAGCGTGAAACACCTGCTAAAAAAGCAAGCGAGCGCAAACAAGGCAAATCCTAATCCTTGCATAAGTTGAAATGACTGAACTAGAACAACAAACAAGAATAGGCAAAGACGCTGCAATAGTGTTGGAAAACGCCGCCTATCAACAGTCAATCAAGCAGATGCACGAAGCGATTAACGCTAACTGGCGACAATGTGACGTTAGAGATGCAGAGGGGCAACGGTTGTTGCTTCAAATGTCAAAAGTAGCGGCATTGTTTGAAGCTAACTTGAACGGATTGATAGAGCGAGGAAAGTTCGCACAAAATCTGTTAGATTTAGAGAAAGCGCGAGAGCCTAAGAATTTATTGCGCAGAGTTATCGGGTAGACGCTTACCCATTTGGCTAACGTCGAGAGACGCGCCTGCTTTCCCTTAGCGTCAAAGGGGGAAAGATGACCACAAAGGAAAATACTAATGGACGGACAAGCGCAAGCACCCGATACAGACGGTATAGCAGAACTCGCCAACTTTTTATCTGACGAACCCATCGAGGAATCAGAGGAAGAAGGCACTGCCGAAGAATCAACCCAAGATGACACTGATTCCGAGGAAAACGCCGATTCGGAAGAGTCAGACGAAGCCGAAGCCGAGGAATCGGAAGAGGCAGAAGCTGAGGAAAAGCCGAAAACCGAGCGTAAAATTCCAGTAACCATCAAAGGTGACGATGGTTCGGAACAAAAGCTAGAAGTCACCGAAGAGGAACTTGTCAAAGGTTATCACCGACAAGCCGATTACACGCGCAAAACGCAAGCATTGGCAGACCGTGAAAATCAAGCTGTACAGGTTTTTCAACAAAAGCACAGCGAATTACGTGACAACTATTTGCAGCGAGCTGAATTTGCTACTCAAGCTATAGCGCAAATGGCGGGTTTCCGTAGTGATGCTGAAATGGCGCAATTAGCAGCGCAAGACCCTGCAACATGGGTAGCTGAGAATCAACGCCAGAATCAGATTCGACAAATACTCGGAACGCTAGAGCAGCAAACTCAAGCTGAGAGACAACGTGCGAATCAAGAGCGACAACAAGCTCAAGAGAATCAACTCTCACAAATCAAAGCTAGGACTTGGCAAGAGCTTGAAAAGGCGAATATTGACAAACCTAAGCTAGAAAATATCTACCAAAACGTGATGAAAAACTACGGTTATGAGCCAAAGGATTTTGCCACGGTAACAGACCATCGACTTGTAAAGATGATGGCTGATGCAGTAGCTTATCGAGCATTGAAAGCTAAAGCGCCAGAAGTGACGCAAAAGGCTAAAGATGCACCTAGGTTACAAAACAAACAATTAGTGTCGAACAAAGTTGACGCAGCGCGAGAGGCTAGATTTAAATCTGGTCGTGCAAAGCTGAACGACTTAGCGGCTTATTTTAATTAAAGGAAACTATCATGACAGTACCATCAAATCTATATCAAAAAGGCTCACTCAAGGGTAACCGAGAAGACCTGATTGATAAAATCTTTAACACTTCACCAACCGAAACGCCTTTGACTAGCGCGTTTGGTCGCACCACTGCAACATCTACATTTCATGAATGGCAGCGTGATGCATTGGGTGCAGCTAATGCTGACAATGCAATGATTGACGGTGATGACGCAACAATGACCGCACAGGTAGCTACAGACCGAGTAGGTAACTACTTGCAAATCTTTAGTAAAGTGTACGGCGTATCTCGTCGCGCTAACATCGTCAAAAAAGCTGGACGCGGTGCTGAGTTGAAATACTTGCGTGCTAAAAACATGCTTGAGTTGAAGCGTGACGTTGAAAAAATGGTTGTGTCTAGTAATCCAGCGGTTGCAGATACTACTTCGGTTGCGGGCAAGTCTGGTGGCTTGGGTGTTCAGTTGTACTCAAATGCTTTGCATGGCGGTGCGGGTGCGACAGCATCATGGACAACTGGCGCACCAACTACAGGTGTTACGGCTGGTACTAACCGAGCATTCACAGAGGCATTGTTTAAAACAGCTTGCCAAAACATCTACACCAACTCAGGTGCATTCGTTGAGATGGCAGTAATGTCACCATCACACAAAGCAACCTTCTCTGGCTTTACAGGTATTGCGACAAACCGCTTTGAGGTTAAGGGTAAGTCACAAGGGACTGTAGTCGGGGCTGCTGATGTATATGTTAGCGATTTCGGAGCCATTTCGATAATGCCACACTACTTAATGTCAGGTGCAAACGAGGTTTACTTGTTGAACACTGAGTACATTGAGTTGGCTACATTGGACGGTTTCAAAACCGAAGCATTGGCTAAAACTGGTGACTCAGAAAAAGAGTTTACGACATTCGACGTTTGCTTGGCAGTTCGTTCTTCGACTGCTCAATCGAAAATCGATGATTTGACTCCTTAATGACTAAATAGCTCTAGCCGAGCCGATGGGGTGAAAAGCCCCTCTAAATTTATGAACCCTATTGAAAATTTTACAGTAGACGAAGGCTATGACGCTAATGGTGTGCGAAAGCAGGTTCACTTTGGCGGCGACGATGTTGTTACGCAGTTGACGTTTGACGCTGAACCTATACTCAAAGAAGCAGAAGCGGCTAGACGCGCAACTGAGGGTCAACGATGGGGCGAGGGTAAGGTCGTGGGTAAATTGCCACTAGCGGTAATGAACCAACTACTAGCGATTAAAGACCGCACCGAGCGAGACGTAGCGACAATGAATTGGCTACGTAACAACCCCGCATTTATCACGTATGCTCCGCACTTCACAAACCCGTCTGCTAGGTTCTCAAAATGACATACACAGAGCTAAAAACCCGCGCTGAGTCTTACATGCATAGGACGGACTTAACGGCTTCATGGCCTACGTTCATAGGGTTAGCTGAGTCTATGATGTTCCGAGAGTTAGATTTACGCGAAACGGAAACGTCTGTAGTTTTAACCTCTGTTAACAACTATCTAACCTTACCGTCTGACTTTGGCGTGGTGTCTCGACTGACTTACACAAAAGATGGGCGAGAGATTAACCTTGATTACATTGATAGACCTGATAACTACGTAGGTTCTACACCTATAGGTTATTCACGCGAAAACGATAAGCTGAGAATCTTTCCCGTAGTTGCTGACGCTGATTACACGCTCTATTATCTGGTTGACCTTTCGCCATTGTCTGACTCAGTGGCTACAAATTGGCTATCGCTCAATGCTTCGGACTTGTACCTCTACGCAACATGCCTAGAAGCTGCTAAATGGACGCGAGATGGTGATTTGATGGCATTACTAAGCCCTATGGTTCAATCACTTGTAGAGTCGGTTAGAAGCCTCTCAAAACGCAAAATCTATCCCATGACTGGTGGGCTACAAATCAAAATCAAACAACCATTAGTATGAGTTTTGTAAAAGTCCCCGCTGCTGGTCAATACGGTGTAAATCGTGACCTATCGACTCACGAATTACCTATAAATGTTTGGACTAATGCATCAAACATTAGGTTTATTGATGGCATGGCTTCGCAAGTGTTAGGGTACAAAGACTTATATCCAAGCCCTTCGGTTATCCCTTATCACGTTTTACCTGTAGAAGTTTCAGGTGTTAGAACGTGGATATACGCTGGTGCTGCAAAGCTTTACACGGTAACCAATGGCGCAGTTCATACTAATATTACTCGACAAACAGCGAGTGTTGATGTTGACTACAACGCTATCCCTAACAATTGGACAAGTACCGTATTGGGTGGTATTCCCATACTAAACAACGGTGTAGACACACCTCAAATGTGGTTATTGACTGGTAAGGCTACGGCGTTAACAAACTGGCCTGCTAACAATGTCGCTAAGTCAATCCGAACATATAAAAATAGTTTAATCGCGTTAAATATCACAAAAGCGACTACGCAATATCCTTATATGGTGAAGTGGTCACATCCTGCGGACGCTGGAACTGTGCCGACAACATGGGATATTACAGACGCTACAAAAGACGCAGGAGAATATGATTTATCGCAAGGCTACGATAGTATCGTTGATGGCTTTGCTTTGCGAGATTCATTCATTATTTACAAACAGTCGTCAATATGGCGAATGGACTATACGGGCGGCATATTCGTCTACAAGTTTCAAAAAATAATATCCAATCAAGGTGCATTAGCTCGTAATTGTGTTGCTGAAATAAATGGGCAACATTTTGTATTTTCAAACTCAGACTGCATACTTCATGATGGACAAACAGCGGTTTCGGTGTTGGACAAACAAACCCGCAGAGACTTGTTCACACAAATCAATAACGACTATGCAGATAGATGTTTTGTGTTCGTCAATCGCTTGTTTAATGAGGTTCTAGCCTGTTACCCTGTAGTTGGTAGTACGATACCTAATCGGGCGATGGTTTGGAACTACATTGATAAAACAGTGAGTTTCCGTGATTTGCCAAACGTACACCATGCGGATAATGGGGCGGTAGATGATTCGTCAAATTCAACATGGGATAGCGATACCGATACATGGGACAGCGACAACACGCCTTGGGACGGTTCAAGCGCACAATTAAACAGAACCTTATCTGTGATGGCAAGTAATAGCCAAAAACTCTACATGCTGGACAACGGCTATACAAACGCTGGTACGGCTATTACTTCTTACATTGAGCGCAAAGGGTTATCGTTTGGTGAACCTGAGTCTCAAAAGCTAATCAGGGGCGTAAGGCCTAGAATCTATGGCGATAATGGATATATCAATGTGCAAGTCGGTTATGGAGATACGCCTTACGCAGAGCCAGTCTATAACACAGCCGTTCAATTTAATGTTAACTCCACGGTGTCAATTGACTCAATGGTGACTGGTAGATATATTGCTATCAAATTCTCAAGCGGTACGGCTACTAATTGGCGGTTGGACTCCTATGATTTCGATGTACAAAAAAGTGGTAATTGGTAAAATGGAACTAACCCATGCGTAATACTGCAGGAGCAACAAAACGATACACGGTAGGTTTAATACCTACTGACTTCGCTGCTATGGTTGTATTTTTAGCTACAGAATTAAATGGCATTGAAACAGCTTTGAACAACAATGCTGACGGATTTTTAGAGATGATTACAGTCGCACCATCTAAGCCTAGAGACGGCATGATTAGGTTCGCAGCGGCTGGGGTACTTGGTGCAAGTAAGGGGTACTATGGCTATCATTCGAGCGCGTGGAATTTACTAGGGTAGATATGGCACAAAATGCATTATTAGATTTTATCCAAAGTATGAGCAACAGCGCGGCTTCTAATGTGAGCGCACCTGTTGATTTGATTTCATGGGGGCTTAGAAAAGCTGGTGTTCCCGTTGGTGACGCGCCTATGGGTGGCTCTGACTGGATGAAGCAAAAAGGGCTAACTAAAGATGTTGAGAACAAGTTTGCTGGCTTACTAGGTGAAACAGTTGGTGGATTAGCCCCAATACTGGCAGCGGCAAAAGCCGCACAAATAGCTAAAGGTTTGCTACAAGGTGCTGAAAACATGGCAGCGCCTAGAACGCTAAATCCGCAAACAGGTGCGGTTGTGTGGCATGGTTCACCGCATAAGTTTGACAAGTTCGACGCTTCTAAGATTGGAACGGGTGAAGGTGCGCAGGCTTATGGGCATGGCTTGTATTTGGCAGAATCGCCTGAAGTGGCTGGTAGTTATGCAAAAAACTTAACAGATATAAATGGTGGCCCTGTTAGACTAGATACAAGCTCTATGATGCCGAGAGCTAAGTATGGTTCGGTGCAAGATGGGATTGATTCTAGAAATACTCTTATAGAGTCTTTAAAAAGAAAAGCAGCGGCTGGTGACGAGTACGCATTAAAAAGCATACCTGCAGAAGAAGCAAAGCTTCAAAGAATCATAGACCAAGCACAAATCTACAAAGTAGACCTACCCGACGAACACATTGCAAAGATGCTGGATTGGGATAAGCCTTTGAGTGGGCAGCATCCAGATGTTCAAAAAACACTTGGAAGTTTGATTGATGACAATGGATATGATGCACTTCAATCACTAAAAACAGGATATGGGGCAAATTTCCAAGGCGCTACAGGTCAAGATATATTAAGAGCGCTTGAAAGGAATACCGCTGTTACACAAGGAAAACCTGAATTAGCAAGCTCATTTTTAGAAAAACAAGGCATTCCCGGAATTCGCTACCTAGACGGCGGCTCTCGCGGTGCTGGTGCTGGAAGTTCTAACTTCGTCGTATTCCCTGGCAATGAGGGGCTTCTATCTATAATTGAACGCAACGGACAAACACTACCATGATTACAGACAAGCAAGTTATAGAAGAATACTTTCAAGTTGAGTTTTTTTTTGCTGACAACATAGCTGCAAAACGGCATGTTTTAAATAAAGGTGATAAAATCACCAAGCATATACATGATTATTCACACTTATCAATTTTAGGTTACGGCTCGGTTAGAGTTGATACACCTAAAAGTTCGAGAGTATACGATGCTGGTGACTGTATTATTGTTGAAAAACATACAGAACATCAAATCACTGCGCTGGAAGATTCAGCATGGTTTTGTATCCATCAAGATAGAGACGATAAGGAGTAAGTTATGCCATTTTTATCATTCATACCCGCAGGAATGTCGCTTTTAGGCGGCTTGCTAGGCTCTCAAGAAAAGACGGTTGGTAAGACCGAAGCCACTGCACCTAAAACATCAACAACCAACAGCTCACACGGTAGCAGTTCATTTACACAGCAAAAAATAGATCCTCGCATGGAAGCGGCTATTTACGGCGCTGGTGGTATTGTTCCAACGGCAACAGATTGGTACAACAACAACCGTACTGGCTTGAACGATAAAATGATTACTGGCATGAATAACCAGTGGAATCAATTAGGCGCTTCTAAACAGGGTTTTGACCAAATGCAGAACCTAGGCATGGGCTTAATGGGTGGGGGTACTGCTGGCAACCCATTTACAGGCGGTGGTGGTATTTCCCCACAACAACTTACTTATAAACCCGCTGAATTTAATGCGAACTCAAGCGTAACAAGCCCGTTCGTTATGCCAGTGGCAGCACCTATTGCAGCGGCTATGCCTGCTTACGATGGCGGTGGTGGCGGTGGGGGTGGTGGAGGCGGTGGGTTCTTTGACCAACCCGCAGCAGTAACATCATCCGACAATGCTGTAGACCCGCGTGGCGTATGGGTTGAGGACGTTGAAGGCGGTATGTGGAGACCACACGGATATAACGCAAGTTATGGTAGCCCTAGCGGTGGACATACACCAAACTACAATCCTTCAATGAACGTCCCAACTACAAGCACAGCTGGTTTTGGTGGTTATGACGGTTACAACAGCGCGTCAGGCGCATGGGGTGGTTACGGTGGTTATGGTGGAGGAGGTGAATAATGGCTAATTACTCAAGCAATTTGGCTTTGCCCGTTGGTGCTGGCAACTTTGGGCAAAATCCATATACTGATAATCTTGCAAACAAGCTAACGGCTTCGAGCAATTTAAATCTTAATCAGAATATCATGCCTCAGATTAACCAAGGGGCGCAAATGGCGGGGCAATATGGCGGCTCGCGTCAAGGTATTGCTCAAGGTGTAGCGGCTGGTAATGCGCAAGTCGGTTTAGATACGTCAATTGCGGGTTTATATGCCAATGCCTATCGTGATGATTTAAACTCATTTACGCAAAATAGAAGTCAAGACCAGAATTTTTATCTTGGTAATCAAGGTCAAATGCAAAACTTCTACACGCAACAACGGGGACAAGACCAGTCAGGCATGGCGCTAGGCGCACAACTGTACGGAACTGGTAACACTGGAAACCTAGGTATCGGTGCAGGTCAAACTCAGTTAGGTCAATCCTACATGAACGCACCAATCAACGCATTGAACACTTACCAAAATTTTATCAACCCTTACGCTAGTTTAAACGGTACAAGTTCAACAGACAGCGGCGGCGGTAGTACAAGTACCACAACAATATCAGGTGACCCAGGCAGTGCAGGGCAACAAGTTGGTGGCGGTTTGCAGGGTGCATTAGGTGGCGCTATGGCTGGTTATCAGTTTGGCAATAATCTAGGATTGGGCTAAATCATGGCAGGACTATTAGACTTCTTTGGTAACGGTTGGGAAGACCCAAAAAGCAACGCTGTAATGGCATTAGCAGGTGGCTTGCTTGATGGCGACTTTGCTAGTGGTGTAAAGGGTTACTCGCAAGTGATGGCAGGGGCTAAAGATGCACAGTTGAAGCGAGCTATGCAACAGGCGCAAATGGATAATTTGCAGTCTGAAATTGAAGCGCGTAAATTAGCAGGTACTAAAGATGCAAGACAACAAGCATTGATTGAATCTGTTTTTGGTGGTGGTAAGTTTAAAAGTAATGATGCTAGTGTAGGTGAATTATCTTTTCCTATGGGTGGAATGTCTACAATTGGTGGCGGTCAAATTGAAGGAACACCAACACAATTACCACAACAAAGGCAACAAGGCAGCATATTAGGAAGCTTAAAGCCTGATGATGTTGCACGATTAAAGCTCGGTGGCTTGGATTTAACAGATATTTACAAATATGCAAATGACCCGCAAAAGCTAGAACAAGGCGCAACTTATAAAGATAGAAACAATGGTTTAGAGCGATTTATGCCTAAAGTTGGCGAAGGTATGATGCCTAATCAACAGGGTGTGTACGGTTTTGCTCCAGGCTATGCTGAGTCTCAAGCTAAGTTTGAAGGCGATAAGACTAGGGCGGTTGAAGCTGCTAAGGCTGGATATTCTCTACAAGAAAAAACGCTCGCAGGCGGGCAACCAGTTATCGGCACAACATCTCAATTACTTGAAGCTGTACAAGGTGGCAACCCATTCACAGGGCAGCCATCTGGACAACAACCTGCACCAATGCAGCCACGTCAACCAGTGCAAAACAATGCATCATGGCTATCACCTGACGCAAAACAAGGTCAAGTTGATGTATATGAATCAGAGATTCGCAAATGGACGGACGCATTAAAGAACCCTAATTTACCGCCTCAAGAGCGTGACATGTTTACGCAAAACTTGGCAGGTGTTAATCGAGAACTTGCAAGAGTAGGCGGTGCTCGCCCTCAATCACTAGCACCAAACACAGCACCACAATCCGCACCTAGCTTTGGGGTGCAATTGCAGTCAGAGGAACAAAAAGGACGTAAAGCGGCTGAAGTTGAAGCATACAAAACTTCATTGGTTAAAACCGCTGAAGCTAATGCTAAAAATGTAGCTCCTGCAATGATGGAAGAGCTTTTTAAAGCTGATGATTCAGCTAGGGCGGGAAAATCCGTTATCAGCACATTAAATGAAGCATTAAAGTTAAATAATGATGCTTACTCTGGTTATGGTGCTAATACTAGGGCTACTCTTGTTAGCAACTTACCTTTTGAGTCTAAATCTGCCAATGCAACAGTTAAACTTGATAACATGCTAAAAGGGCAGGCATTAGATAGCATGAAAGCTATTTTTGGCTCTAATCCGACAGAGGGGGAAAGGACGATATTGTTAGAGATACAAGCATCTCCAGACAAAACCCCAGCACAGCGTCAGGATATTATGGAGCGAGCTAAAGAAGCAGCTGCAAGCCGTATAAAGTTTAATGAGGAAAAAGCTAAGGCTATTCGCTCAGGAACTTATTTAAATGAGCCATTAAACAATGAGAAGCCAAAGCCAAAAGCATTAGAGGACTATGGCTACAAATCAAACGATGATGTTTTACGTGATGCAAAAAACACAATCATGCGCAACCCTCAATCTAAAGCAGAGGTAGAACGTAGACTTCAATCTATGGGTTTAAGTTTGGGAGGTCGTTAAATGGGAATGTTTGATGACTTGAATAACGAACCTATTAGCGGCGGTGGCGGTGGCATGTTTGCGGATTTACAGCCTACAAAATCACCAACTTTGTTTGACCGTGTTGGTGAAATATCTCGCGGCTATGACGACTTAAAAGCTAACATTGGCGCTGGTTTGGTTCGTGGTGCTGGTTCTATTGGTGCTACTTTAATACGTCCGTTTGAATCTGGCGTAGAAAATGAACAACGTAGGCAGTCTATGGACGCTGGCTTGCAGTCATTAGTTGGGGCTGACCCTAAATCATTTGGTTATGGTGCTGGTAAGCTAGGCAGTGAATTGCTTGGTGCTGGTGGCGTTGGTAGTTTACTTGGTAAGGGTGTCGCTAGTTTCTTTCCGCAATTAGCAACAGCGTTAAGTTCTGGCGGTATGTCTACTGGTGCGTTATTGCCTGAGTCTGCAAAATGGCTTGGCGCTAGAGGTATTGATGCGCTTACTCGCGCTGGTGCTGGTGCTGCTGTAGGTGGTGCTTCGGCTGGCTTGATTAATCCTAATGATATCGGTGTAGGTGCTGCTATCGGTGGTACTTTCCCGTTATTGGCGCAAGGTGTAGGCGCTGGTTCTCGCGCACTTGGTAGTGCTTTGCGCGGTGGTGAAATATCGCCTGAAGTAGCTAACCTTTACACAAAAGCAAAATCATACGGTGTTGACATTCCAGCTGATAGATTGGCGAATAGCAAACCAATGAATGCACTTGCATCTACATTAAACTATGTGCCTTTTAGTGGTCGTGCTGCTACAGAACAGAAAATGAACACGCAACTAAACCAAGCATTGTCGCGCACGTTTGGGCAGGATTCGCCGAATGTAACAATGGCACTGCGTAAAGCTGAAGGCGATTTGGGGGCTAAATTTGACTCTGTTCTTAAAAGTAATACTGTCGCAGTTGATAAGCAATTTGCTACTGAGATTGGCGACATTTACCAAACCGCACAGAATGAACTTGGCGCAGATGCTCTTAAACCAATTAGTAGTCAAATTCAAACGATATTGGATAAGGGTGCTAGTGGCTCGATTGATGGGCAAGCAGCCTATAACATCAAAAAGACTTTAGACCGCTTAGGTCGTGGCTCTGGTAATGAGGCATTTCATGCACGAGAGTTAAAGGGCTCATTGATGGGTGCTTTGGATAGGTCGCTAGGGCAAACAGAAGCGGCAGCTTTTGCTGAAACTCGCAAGCAATACGGTAACATGCTAGGGCTGCAAAACTTGGCTAAAAATGGCGCTGAAGGTGAAATTTCAGTAGCTAGATTGGCTAACATGAAAAACATCAACAACCCTGAAATGCAGGATTTAGCCGATATTGCAGCACAATTTGTCAGACCTAGAGAGGGTCAACATGGGGCTATGCAAAGAGCAGTTGCTGCTAGTGCTGGTGCATTGTCTTATGGCTCAGGCGGCATGGGTGCATTACCTTTGCTTGGTGGCATTGGTTTAGGGCGCAGCGCTAATTCTTTGTTGAATAGCGATTTGTCAAAACGATTTGTGCTCAATCAATCTCCACGCGCTAACGCACTAACCGATATGGTTAGACAAGGAGGTTATAGAGCCTTACCTCTCGCTGCACCATTTATTAACGGCCAGTAAATCCGAGCCAAAAGCCATAAATAGCAATGATGACAAGAATGATACAGGCTTTGTAAAGTTTAAATTCAATATAATCCATAATAAACATTATAGAGGTATTACATGGCATTAGAAACAGCAACACACATAAATGACCTAGTGGTCACTAACCCGCTAGGCACTGATACAAAAGCACAGGGCGATGACCATTTACGCCTGATAAAGCAAGTTCTCAAAACTGACTTGCCACTGACTACTCCCGCTACCGCTACGGGTATATCGCTATTAACAGCGGCTAGTGCAGATGCTGCTAGAACTGTTATCGGTGTAAAACAGCTTCAATCCGTTGATTATTCGCTTTCAGGCAATGCGCTTACTCTCAAACTAAATCCGACAGTTCTAGATTTTCGCTCTACCACTTTAACGGATGGTGTTTCGTCTGGTGTTGCTAATGCTTCACAAATCACGACAGTAATCTCTAGCGGCTCGACGGGTGGCACGACAAGCGCGGTGCAAAGCGACATCATCATTCTGGCAATCAACAACGCTGGCACGATGGAGTTGGCTTGGACTAATTCCGCTGGCGGTTTGGTTCTTGATGAGCAAGGCGTTATTACAACAGTAGCTGAGGGTGGCGCGGGTGCGGCTGACAGTGCGACAACCATCTATTCAACAACAGCGCGTACAGGTGTTGCGTACCGTGTTGTCGGACTATTCCGCAGCACGCAAACAACAGCGGGTACATGGGCGCAGACACCGACACTGGTGCAGCCTATGGGTGGTCAGGCATTAGTTGGTCTTCAATCGGCATCGTGGCAAGTCGTAACGGGTAGTCGCGCCTTGGCGACTACCTACTACAACACAGCGTCAACACAAAGAAAAGTATTGATTAGTGTATCTGGTGCAAACGCAGCAACTGCATACATAGCGGCAACTGTTAACGGCGTACTTATCGCCTACGGTAGCGAAGCTGCAGCAGCATCTGGCATTTCAACCATTAGTTTCACAGTTCCCCCAGGTCAATCGTATTCAGTTGCGAATGCTAATGGTTCTTTCTCTGGCATGCAAAAGTGGTCAGAATTAAATTAAAGGAATAAACCATGCACTACAAAGATACCCAAGACAATTTATATTTTATCGACTCCACTGAGTTTGAGTATTTTCTCCCGCAAGGTTGTACACAAATCACCAACGAGGAAGCCAATGCAATTAGGCTAGCAAATGCACCTATTCCAACAACAGAAAATATGTGGGTAAAAATCAAAGCTGAGCGCGATAGACGCATACAAACTGGCGGCTACAAAGTCGGGACAAAGTGGTATCACTCCGACACGTTCAGCCGAACCCAGCAAATGGGCTTGGTGATGATGGGTGCTAATATCCCAGCCAACACGCCTTGGAAAACAATGGACGGCACGTTTGTCGTTATGACGCAAACCTTAGCAGGTCAAATCTTTGGCACGGCGGCGGCATCTGACATTGCTATTTTCACAGCGGCTGAAATGCACAACGCCGCTATGCGAGCCAGTGCAACGCCTCACACATACAACTATTTGACAGGCTGGCCTACAGCTTACGGTGAATGATAGTCCTAGGCTACATCGGTAACCACAAAAAAGATGACATACTGGTTCGTCTAGGTTGGTTTATCACGCGATTGATGCAAACAGGAAAGTTTAAGCGCGTGACGCATACAGAATGTGTCCACGCTGGCAACAACTACAAGTTATGCACCATTGCCAGTAGCTCAGCGCGTGACCACGGCGTAAGAACCAAGGCTGACATTGCACTAACAAAAGGTAATTGGATAGCGTTAGACGTGCCGCAGTGGTCAATCGAGCCAAGCAAGGCATGGTTCAAAGCCTTCGATGGTTGCCCTTACGACTGGCTGGGTGCTGCTGGGACAAAGCTGCATTTTCTGCGCAACCTTCACTATTCCGTAGAGCGTTTTTTCTGCAACGAAACTACGCCCAAAGCATTACCCGTTTCATATATGGCAAATCCGCACGAATTAACACCTGCTGAGTTTTTCGAGAAGTTAGAATATGACTTTGATGCAATAGATGTAACTGATTTATTTTTTAAAGACTAGGGAAAAATCCTCATGACGCCAGCCGAACGCGCTAATTTCATCTATGAAATCACTCAAGCTGTCAATAACAAAGTGCCGCAATTGTCGGACGACGAACACCGATGGGTGAAACTTGCGATACAGCGCGAGGCGCAGTCAATCAAATACCGACAAGCCGTCATCGAAAAAACACTCGCGGGTTTAGTCTGGTTTTTATTGCTGGGACTTGCCTATATATTCAAAGAATGGGCAATCAACCATGGATACCAACCTTGAAGGAAAAACTATGAAACTTGTAGAAAATGCAATTCAAGTATGGAGACACTTTAGCACAGGCGCATTGTTAGCAGTCGGAGCGATTCAAGGCGTTTACGCTGCTACACCTCAGGCATGGATTGACGCACTTCCTAAAGGGTTTAATTCAATCATGGCTTACAGTACCATGACCATTGCCATATTCGGGGTTATAGGTAAGTTTATCAAACAAGACTTAGAGCCTAAGCCATGACACTCACAACCAAAGACTTTGAGGAGGCTGCTACAGCTTTAAATTGTGATGTAGCTGCTATACAAGCGGTTTGCGAAGTGGAAGCGCCTAGAGCGGATTAGCCAAAAAAAACTCGCCATGATGCTCTTTTCCTGCTTTTACGTAGGCTTTATGTGCTAATTCTGGGCTATCGAAGTAGCCTAGATGTTTCTTTTTCCCATTTATTCTAATATTAGCTCGCCATTTTTGGTAAGTCTTATACCAATAAACGCCTTTAAATCCGCTAGAATTAGTTGGGCTAATGCCTTTATTATAATTATTTTGAGACTGCGTAGCTTCCCGAATATTTAGCCAATAGTTATCGTCTCTTATCCTGTTTTTATGGTCAATCTGCTTTTCAGGCCATTCGCCAGTTACCCAAAACCATGCTAGTCTATGGGCAAAATAATTACTACCATTTATTCTAATTCTACGGTAGTCTTTGCATGTTAAATTTCCAGCTACATCATTGGTTTTAATTCTTTTTGACGCTGATTCTAGCCAATAAAACTTGCCAGTAATTACGCTGTAATGAAGGTGTTCTTTTAAATATTCATGTGTTAAAATGCTTTCGCTCATGTCGCTAATCCTTCAGGTAATGCGATTTGTAGAAGTGGTTAGGGGTGCTTGCAACACCTTCTAACTGCGTATATTTTATCATAAATAGGGAATTTATGAAACTCATAGAGCAAGACTTTCAAAATGCAGCCGAAGCACTGAACTGCGATGTCGCAGCTATCAAGGCTGTATCTGAGGTGGAGTCATTAAATGGCGGGTTTAACCCTGATAGCACGCCCGTTACACTATTTGAAGGGCATAAGTTTTTCAAATACACTAACGGCAAATTTAGCGGCTCACATCCTGATTTGTGTTTTCCCGCATGGACGAAAACCTATTACGGTAAAACATGGCAAGCCGAACAAACTAGGCTTAAGCGTGCTATGGAACTTGACCGTGAAGCAGCGATGATGTCCGCAAGTTGGGGTAAGTTTCAAATCATGGGATTTAATCACGTCTTAGCAGGGCATGGAACAATCGGTGAATTTGTCACGGCTATGTATAAAGACGAACGCGAGCATTTAATGGCGTTTGTATCATTCGTTCAAAAAACGGGGCTAGGTGCTTCGCTAAGACATCACGATTGGGCGGCGTTTGCTAAGGGCTACAACGGGGCGGGTTTTGCCTCTAACAATTACGATGTAAAACTAGCGGCGGCGTTTTCCAAGTTTGAAGCCAAGCCCGTTGAAGCTGTAACACCTCCAACATTGACTGAAACGCCTTTTACCAAATGGGTAAAAATCATCATTGATTTATTACAGCGCGCGAAAAATCTCCGTGCATAGATTTTTCAGCTTTAATTCGCGCAGCATAGGCTAGCTCAGGCGTCGCATAATAACCAAGATGTTTAGATTTCCTATTTAGCATGATGCTTGCCCGCCACCTTTGACGCCTTTCCTCCCAGAAAACCCCTTTATAGCCGCTGGTATTATCAATATGTTTTCTGGTGTTACAGCAATTCTGCGAGCAAGTAGCTTCTCGCATATTAAGCCACCAATTAGCATCTCTAACCCCATTTGTGTGGTCAATCTGATTTGCAGGCCATTCGCCAGTTACCCAAAACCATGCTAGACGATGTGCAGAATAGCGAGTCCCGTTTATTTTTATATAGTTATAGCCGTTAGTAGATAAAGTTCCAGCTACAGCGCCAATTTTTACGCATTGTGCAGTTGACCGTAAGTAGCAAAACTGACCTGTAATGATGCTGTAATGCAGTATTGATTTTAGATATTCATGTGTTAAAATTTCTTTGCTCATGTCGCTAATCCTTTCAATGATGCGATGTTTGAAGTATCTAGTAGCCGTTTGCAGCGGTTACTAGATGCACCCATTATAAGGGGAAATAACTATGTCATTCATTATTGGTTTCGTTCTAGGCGCATTATTCATGCATTCTTACGCTAAAGGCTGGCTAGTTACCCCTGCAATTTACATCGTTAAGACGGTCAAAGGGTGGTTTCCGTGATTGACTTAGAGATAGAGAGATACTTAGCCCCAACACGACAAAGCTGGAAGGAAAACATGTATCAGAGTAAATTGTTTGCTTTTATCACTAGCGGCTGGCTAGCTGTAGGCGTGATTTCTATACTACTAGCGATTGTTTATGTGCTGATAAAAATACCAAAAGATGCACCTATTGTGCAAGTGCCTGTAGTAGTTGAACAAGCAATACCTGTAAAGCCTAGCGTTAAAAAGCCAGTTATTAAAGTAGCACCGATAGCCAATGTCCCCGAAGTCAGTTTCGGGAACATCAAAAAACCCGAAGAATCTGAGACGCAATTTGACCGTGACTTATCCAACTTTGAAAAAAGGATTCCCCAATGAAAGTATTATTTATTGTGCTAATTTTTGCTATGCTCGAAGGCTGTGCTAGTGGTGGCAACCAAGCCTATACCGCAGCGCATGAAGCAGCTTCTAAGCGAGGCATTGCAGAGGCTCAGGCTCGCGCAAAGTCAGACGAAACCATTGCTTTAGCCGTTGCCAGTGCTGCTAAGGGTTGTGAGAGCGATGTTTGCCGCATGGGTGCTATGTTGACCTTTGCCAATATGAAAGCGGCGGCTGGTAGTGCCATCCAAAGCGCTGCCCCTGCTATCGCTGCCCCTGTAAATGAGGCGCTTGAATGGGCTAAGGTGCTAGTCCCCGCGGCTGGTGGAGCATACAATGCCTACCTTGGCGCGGTTATGGGTATTGTCAACAGCACAAAAGGCGCGGCTGACATTGGCACAGCTAACAATGGGTTGGTGTCAATTACTCCAGTGTCACCATTCGCCACGACGCCAGCGCAATGAGTAAGCTAATCGAGTATGCGGTTATCGCCCTAATCGGCGCGGCTGCGTTGTGGTGGTTCAATGACTCTATTCGTGACTACTATCAAAAACCGTTGATAGAAAGCTACGCAGAAGCGCAACGATTGGCAAGAAAACAATCTGAAACCCGTGCTACTGAAAACGAAAAACGCAAGCTAGGAGCTGAAAATGCGAAAATCAAACAACTTGAAATTAACCTCGCTGCTGCTAACGCTGCCAATGCTTCTGCTAACAGCTTGCGGGACAGTCTACGTACAGGACGAAACGCAAGCCAAGCAAACCTATCCTCCTGCGCACAGTACGCCGATACCGTCACAAACATACTCGCAACAGGTGCAGAATTGGCTAGACGAATCGCGGCTGAAGCTGATGGGCATGTTTCCGACAAAATAGCTTGTTCTACTGCATGGCCTAAATAAATATTTACTTAGATAATGACCTTTGCATTCTAGCCTTAACACTTGCTGGAATAGTCGGTTTATACCCCCAAGCTAAAGCCCCAGCGTACCAAGTGCCAATAGTTAGCGTACCACCCTCATTGATTAACAACAGGCTTTTACCTTTTGGCGGCGGGTGGATTTCAGGGTCGAATAGCTCCCATGCTCTGTTGGTGGGATGTTTTGGGTCACTCATTGGCTAACCCTCCCGATTTCAGCCGCTCTGTCGCTGCTCCTACTATAGGTGGCTTGGGTAGGGGCATCCAGTGGGTAGGATTGCCGTACATTTTTCTCCAAGGTTGATAATCGGTTTGAGCGCAAAGCATGCCTGTAGCATCAAAAAACCCTTGTACACAGCGCCCATTCACCATGTATAAGCGACTAAACGAATCCTTCGGCGCTGTCGAAATCGGTTGCCACGCTACCGCTGCCAGTTGTGCCTCTAGCTCGGTGATTCTTGCGAGCAAGGCTACCTCATAAATCAGGCTTCTCATTTCTTTGCTCCTAGGTAGATATTTACAGACGCCGCGATTGTCTGACGGTCAATTTCTACCGTGTTGTATGTTGGGCACTGTCTTGCAAGCGCGTCAATCATCTCATCCGTCACCATACCAGCTGTAATGGGTATGAATGCGGCTGGTGACGTAGGTAATAACTTGGCACTCTTTTTAAACAATGCGGGTACGTGTTCACCATATTGATAAATCACTGCACCGTCTTTCAATGCTTTCCATTGCCACATCTGGTTTGGAAATTTAAATTCTTCTACTGGCTCACCCTCTAGCAAATGCTTGCGGTCAATCGCATCACGAATAATCGCATCGGCATATTCCCGCAACCAGCCCTTTGATTGCATGAGCACGTCAACTAGGCTTTTGATGCTTTGCTCAATCTGTTCTTTTGAAATTTGTGGCATGTCAGTCCTTCAATAGTTGTTCAATGGTGGCTTCGATGTTTGGTGCGTAGCTAACTGCTTGCAAGTTGCCGTTACCGCTGACAAGCACACCAGCTTTTAAAGCATGAGACGTAACGCTACTCGGTTGAAACATTAGTATCCGACTACCTAATACCATTGCTCCAAACTTCGCAAGAGCTTTGAGTGCTGCTATCTCGGTGGCTTGCTCGGTACGGGCGCGTAGGTAGCCAGACACATACGCTTCAATTGGCTTGTGACTTATCCCAATAGTGCCATCATTGAAATACGCAAGTTTTGCATCGTTCGTTAACTGCGCTAGTTGTTCGGGTGTTGGTGTCATTTCAATAGCTCCAATTCTTTAAGCAAAGCAATCACATCATCACGGCTACCTGTCCACGCCACCACCTTGGCAGGCTTGAGGCGGAGTTGGTATTCACAAGCTCGAAAATTGTGCTTATTCAATTCACCACAGCTTTTAACCTCACTAAGATTCCATTCAACTGAATCATCCCAAAGGTAAAACAAATCTTTATCACTTAAAGAAATTAGCCTCCAAGCAGCGTCACGGCTCATCATTTCACCGTTTAGTTTGATAGTGGCTTTAGTATGGTAGGTGTAGATGCCAATTGCATCAAAGCAAAGTATGCGACTGCCCCAAGGACTCAACTCACTTGGGTCACGCCACTCAACCGTATCACCCAAGCTGCGCTGCAATTCTTGCGCCTCAGTGCGTAACATCCTGATAGCTGGCTCACCGTCTTTTGAAACGTAGCAGCTTATGTCTGTGCAGCGGTATTGAAATCCATTTGCGAATTTTGGTGAGTCCATGCAGTCTATGTAGCTAACAAATTCACCTGTGCAAATAAACTCCCACAAATAAAACCCAACCGTGCCCTCTGCCACTTGCTTGGCATACTCAGCGCGAAGGGCGGCGTGTGGGTCTACTGGCTCATAACGAGGGTCATGGTCAACACCTTCGATTTTCCGATATTGCGGTTCAGGCTGTGCTTGCTTGATGGCGCGGTAATTCCACATGCTACCATCGTTGTACACACACCATTTACCGCAGACTTTCCATTCACCCCTGTCGTATTGGTATTTAGCATTCCCCGCACCCAACTTACGCGCCTGTGCTGCTGTGATGTATTCGGATTGCTCGGTCTCTGCTTGTGCTATCTCTATGGCTTTGTTGCAAATAGTAACTGCTGACGGTACGAGTACAGAAGTTGAAAACGTTGACCATGCTTTTTCGTAATGATTTTGTGTAATTTTTGGTACTGTCATTTCATTCTCCAAGTGATTCTGATGTATATACAGATTGAACAACATTAGCAAAGTTAAAAATATCCAATGATTCTTCGTCTGTCCCTCGTCGTGGGTATGCAGCCATTCTCAAAAGAGACTTCAATCTCACAACTTCATCATTTAATTCTAAAATATCATGCCGTGCATCTTCCATTGCAAAAATTGCAGCAGCTTCGCTTTGGTCTGTAATCATTGCAGATGGGTTGCAAATTTTCCATCTTTCTATTTGTCGCTTCATTTCATTCTCCATTGGTTAAAACTAAAATTTTATAGACTATTTTTTAAATAGATACTAGGGGAAACCCTAAGTAACCCGCTCGTAACCGATTTAGCACCATGAACGCGATGGTAGAAGTCAGTGCTTTTGATTTGCCTTTTGTGGGTAAACATCGGAAACATTGCATAATTAGCGGGGGATTATGGAGGAGATTGACTTCATTACATGTTCGTTAAATTGCTAAACTGTAAGCTCGGTTTGCTAGTGGGTCACGGAAGGGCACGTCATCGTCCATATCTTCAAATCCACTAGAACCGCCTGTACGCGCCTTTGTTGGCATTGGTATAGCCTTGGCTGGTTGCTCGTCTTTTGCTTTGACTGAGAGGCTAAAAAACTTGCCTGAATTGTCTTTTTTAGTCTTAACCCATCCTGATAGCCAATACTCGCGGCCTTCTACATTGATAGAACCTTTGAAGTCTGGGTGCGTCTCTTTTTCTTTGCGGTCATTGCGCGAAAGGATACCTGAGTTGGTTTGGTCATAGTTGCTCATTTTTATGCTTTCTTTGGTTGAAGTGATTGATGATGGGTTTTGAGTGCCGAGCGAGTTTTAGAGTCTAAAAGATTGTTTAAAGCAATGATTTCATCACCGTCAATAACCCCAATACGCTCTTCATAAGCCCCGACAATATCGTTTTTAGTAAACAATTCTTTGATGTTTTCCGCTACCAGTTGAACAATTGCCAAGCGGTCAGCGGTAAGCCCTAGGTCGTCGGTTTTTGGACTTGCTGGGATAATCGGGGCTTTTGGCTTGTCACTGCCAGTAGTCGCGTCCAATGCATCATGCTCCACGATTTCAAGCGCTGCAACCCATAAATAGCGTCTTTGGTATGTCTCTACTGCCCCAATGTTTTGCACCTCATGGCAACCCTTTAGTGCGGCGCTACCCATAGGGCTAGTCAGTACGATGGTTGACTCTGGCTTTTCAATGTCAATGATGGTCATTTTTGCAATGTCTTTATCGAATGAGACAATCGCGCACAATGAAACCTCTTTGAAAATTTTAAGCGCAGGGATTAGAAAATCACCGAGTTCAAAATAGTAATACTTTGCAAACGAGTTGTAACCTGTTTTCTTTAGTTCGGTTTTGTGGAATATTTCCCTAGCTAAGTTTAGTTTTTCGTAAATGTTCAAAATGGAATCCCCTTAAAAGTAATTTCATAAGCACGGTGCAAGGCATATTTGCGTCCGTGGGCTACTCGATAGAGTTTATAAAGTTTAAAAAAATCAATCATATATTCCCCTGTAAATCTAAAATTATCCGCTTAAAAAAATAAATTCATATTAGGGATTACCCTAGTAAAAACAAAATAGTTCCGACAATTCCAAGCACGATACCAAGAACCCATATTGCAAGCATAGCTAAAAAGTCATGACAATAGCCAAGTGGCGGTGCATCGTCTTTTTCATCATATTTTTGTGCATGGGCTGGACAGTTAAAGCCCTGAGTACATTGTCCAAAAGAGTTACAGCAGTTCATTTGATTAAATCCTTCGCTATTTCCTGCATTTTTTGCAGGTATGCATACAACTGCACAGCATCGTCAAACACTCGAAATGCATCATCTTTGGTTGCGTAATATGAATATTCCTCGTCATACAAGTGGTTGTAATCCGCGCCTACTTGAACACTCTGTTTTTTGCCAGCTTTGTCAAAGTGAAACTGTAAAAATGACGGCCCACCATGAAAGTGCAAAGCCCTTGCAGCATCTTGAAACATTCCAGAATCATCAAATCCTGCGAAACATGTATGCTTCGGATAGATGTAGGCATAAACTGCCCATCGATTTGAACCTAAGTTGTCAAAGTTGTATTCAGGTGATACATCAACTGTTGTGCGTACTACGGTCACCAAAAAATCAGTTCCATGTAAGCGCCAAATATCCTGATGATTAAATTCTTTCATTGCAGTTTCACCTTTTTAATTGCTTCACCTACTCTCGTAGGGTTATCAGAAAACCAAAACGACATACACTTTTCAGATGTCACTCGTTTAGTCATTTTCTCGGTTAAATCAGCTTGACCCAACTTGTAGCCTACTGCCACGCCGTCTTTATGGACTTCTGCTAGTTCGCTATCATGGGCTTTTTCAAGCCCGATTAGCATAATAACTGAGATTAACCCGAGGGCTAGGGTACTTCCTATTGGTGCTCGCATAATTTACTCCTGTGATTGTTCGTATTGATTTTCAGCATAGCTTTCTGCCATGTCGTCAAATAGTTGGTCAATCCTATTGCTTCCACACCCTTGCAGGCTAATCAATATCTTTGCAGCTCGAGCCATAAAATCATTGTTGTTTAGCTCTTCACAAAATACATCAACAGAATTAGCGGGGCGATAAACTCGCTTTAGGTCAAAGTTTTTGCCAACGTATTCGCTCACATCTGGAAAGTTACCATGTGACTTCTCAGGAGAAACCGTCACAGCTGTAAGCCAGTTCTCACGGTAAAACTCGATTGAAGCGTCTCTGGCTTCGTTAGATGCTTCTAGCTTGCGTTCGTAGTCGTCTTCGCGTAGGTTGTCGTAATCGCTCATTGTCTAATCTCCTGTTATCGCCTTGCGTTATTGCTTGGCATGTATGAATTATATGCCTATTGTGATACGCTTCAACTATTTTGTAATTTATTTTATTAGGGCTTTCCCTAGTATAAATTTATTGATAAGGCTTGTTTTGTGTGTTACAGTATAGCACATGAACAAACCCAAAACAATCACAGGCACGATACGCCTAGCCCCTGAAACATGGGTAAAGCTGCGTGAATTATTTCAATACTACGGAGGCGCTGGCGTAGTTAAAACCGCATGGTTTACACGTTGGATTGATAAAAAACATGAACAAATGAAAGATAAAAAATGAACCCATTCTCGAAAACTTATGCAGCTCAAATCAAGCTAACCCCCGACTGGCGAACCATTCAACTATCCAATGCACCCAAAGCACAGCGCGAAAAGATTGTTTTGGCTGATTCTAAGAATCAAATACACATAGCAAGCAAAGATGAGTCAGATAAAACAAATGTTATCAAACATTGCAAAATCTAAGGGTTTATCCTAATAGATTTATTGATTTAGACTGAGATAATTTAATTTTTCAACTAGGATTAAACATGAAACAACAAACACAACGCTCCCGCATTCTCAAAGCCCTCAAACGCTGGATAAGCGGCCTTGAAGCCCTAGAACAAGCTGGCACGATGAAGCTATCAACACGAGTAGGAGAACTTCGAAAATTAGGCTATGACATTGAGGACAAGTGGCACGTAAGCGGTTCGTTCAAAATCTATCGTATAAAGCCTAGCAAAAAATAAGTTAACCCTAAACAGGAGATATGAAAGTGATTTTAAGAATGAAAGAAGCTCAAAAAACAGAAATTTACGTGTCAGAAGGCGGATATTTATGCATTAAACAGCATGAAACATTTAATGAGCCTATGCTGGTACTGTTAACAATCGAACAACTGATTAAATTTCAAGAAAACATAAATGAATTTATACAGGAAATCCAAGATATAGATAAAATGAATGAGGATAACCTAAATGCAGACTCTGAATAACTTTGACCTATTTTGGGCTGCATGGCCTTCTAACACCGTAGGCGGCTACCAACGAAAAGCTGCTAAATCAATGTGTGCTGCAAAGTGGGCTAAGTTTGGATATGATAACCAACTTGAAACTATTTTGAAGCACATTGCTTGGCTGAAAACAACACCTGATTGGCTAAAGGATAGAGGTGCTTTTATCCCTATGCCTATTACTTACTTGAATCAACAACGTTGGGATGGTTGTGATATACCAGAAGCGCCCGTAGTAGTGCTTAATCCCGCGCTGGTGGCGATTAAAAAGCATGAGGCTACTTGGACACCTCCTAGCGCAGAAATGATGGCTAAAGTGCGTGAAGCAACGCAAAGGATAAAAAACTTGCACAGTTGATAAATAGTGTGTTATAGTCGTTATGTCTTTGCTGGCACAACGACAACAGAAGCCCTTAAAGCCTCTACTTTCAAACCTTTAAATAGGTACTGTGCCAGCAGGAGAGTAGAAACTTTAAGGGCTTTTTTGCGTTTAAGTTACTCTCAAAGACTAGATTAGAACTGGGCGGGCTTAGCAGCGTCAACAGCGGTTTTAGTTGAGAAGTGCTACTGGTGGGAAAGGTTCTGAAATAGCACACAGATAGGCGGCGAAGATAGCACCTATGAACCGTATGGCTGTCGGGTGTCAATGTTCCCCACTGGATAACTGACTGAAGGCTTTTCTTCTTTATTGAGGAAAGGCTAGGTATGCTCGAAGCCCCTTGGAGTTAATAGAAGTTAAGTAGGTTTATATCTCTTAGGTATTTATGTATTAAGGGTTAAAGCGTCCAAACATAGGGTTTATCCCTAGTGCAAATAAAAAAAGCCGCGCTAAAATTTTTACATGACAAACAAAACTCAAACCCTAATCAAACTGCTACGCCACGGCGGTTTATGCGTAACCGACATTCAAGTGATAACTGGATGGCCTATTAAGCAAGTTCGCAAGACTTTGGACAACGCAAGAATGCAAGGGCTAATACATCACAATGGGGCTTGGCGTGGGTTTTATTTTGTTGACAATGAAATAGAGTAAACCTAGAGTTTTCCCTAATATAAAAATAAAAAATAATATATAAAATTTAAAGCATGAAACATAAAAAGGTAGGAAATGAATGAGCTTCATTTATTCGCGGGCGCTGGTGGAGGCATTCTCGGAGGGCAATTGCTTGGACACAGAACAGTCTGCGCCGTTGAATTTGAACCATACGCACAGGCCGTGCTTGTTGCACGACAAAACGATGGATGTTTCCCGCTTTTCCCGATTTGGGATGACGTGCGAACCTTTGACGGTAAGCCTTGGTGTGGAGTTGTTGACGTTGTGGCTGGAGGCTTTCCATGTCAAGACATTAGCACAGCAGGGAAAGGGGCTGGAATTAACGGAAATAAATCAGGATTATGGAAAGAATTCAAGAGAATTATTTGGGAAATACTGCCGAAATTCGCATTCATTGAAAACAGTCCAGCCCTTATTGTTCGAGGGCTTGACCAAGTTATCTGTGACCTTGCCTCGATGGGGTATGACTGTAGATGGGGAGTGTTTTCGTCTGCCTCAGTCGGAGGTGAGCATGTACGAGAGAGGTTATTCATACTTGCCTACCCCTACAGCACACAATGCAAAGGAGGGGGCATACCCGGCAGAATATACCCGGAAAACACCATCACTTGCCACACACGCAGGGGGAAAGATAAACCCGGCTTGGACAGAACACTTAATGGGGTGGCCTTTGGGTCACACAGACTTAAAGCTATCGGCAATGGTCAAGACCCGGAAGTTGCAGCAAAAGCATTTAAAACTTTAATAGGGAATCTAGGGTAAACCCTAATATACATTCATAAAATAATAGGCAAAATTTCAACTTTAACTGGAGAATTAAATGAGTCAATCAAATAGTGAAGAAATGATAAAAAATTATAAAAAACATGGTGAATTGGAGGCGTTAAGGCAGTTTGCTGGAAATGCGTTGATGGGTATATTGAGTGTAAAACTTGATTATGAGCAAGACGCAATGCTTCGGGACGATTGGGATGGGTTTTGCAAATTGACGGCAGAAAGTTCTTTTGATTACGCTGATGCAATGCTTGCAGAATATAAAAAACGATACTGGAACGAATAATGAATGACCCCATACCAAGCAAAGTTTGTGAACTCGATAATTCAAACAGCAAAACTGGACAAGACTTACGCAAACTGGGCGATACAAGACTTCCAGCGTTTAGACCCTCACGGACTGAAAAACCTAAAAGAGTTGGTACTAGCGGAAGTATTGCGCCTAAAAAGCCTAGAAACGAAAAATGAGTGATATTCCACTACCAACCAAAGCGGCTGAGTTCATTCGTGATAATGCGCCTAAGTACGCAAAAGCCAAAAGCGAACGGATTTACCTTGAACAGTTCCGCAAGTCAAAAAAAGCCCTATTGATGGCTGAAAGCGACGAAAAGACATCGGCTGCAAAAGAGATATACGCTTACGCACACCCTGATTACATAGCATTGCTAAGCGGTTTACGGGTTGCTGTAGAGTCGGAAGAGACGCTAAAGTGGCAGTTAACAGCGGCAGAAGCTAAGATAGAGATTTGGAGAACTGAAAGCGCAAACAACCGTCAAATAGATAGGACACACAGATGAATGAATTTACACGCAAAGAGTCCGAGCTAGTGGATAAAATTCACGATGAAGTGATATCGAAAATTAACGTTATGGCTGCTTTGGGTACGTATCATTATGCAAATAAAGATGATAGACAAGCAGCAACGACGGCTGTAATTGAATTAGTCAAGGAGCGGCTAAGTGCGAGCCATTAGTCTGACAAAAACTTACAAGTGCGCTATTTGTAAAACTACATTTAAAAAAGAGCGAGTAAATCAAAAAATTTGTGATTTATTTGGGTGTTTCATGGCTGTAGTTGAAATAAACAAAGCTAAGCGCAAAAAAGTAGAGGAAAAAGAGACTAAAGCAAAACTCAAAGTTTTTACCGAGACAAAACCCGTACTAACCAAAGCTACGCAGATAGCCTTCAATGCCTACATTCGGGCGCGAGACTACGGGAAGCCATGCATAAGCTGCGACAGTCCTATTAAATGGGATAGCGGGGCTACTGGTGGCGTATGCGATTGTGGTCACTGGCTAAGTGTAGGCGCTAGGGTGAATTTAAGATTTAATGAAGATAACGCACATGCACAATGTAAACACTGTAATAACCAACTTTCGGGAAATGCTGCGAATTACAGAATTGGATTGGTTAAAAGAATCGGTTTAGAGCGCGTCGAGGCTTTAGAGGGTGACCATAAATTGCACCATTACTCTAAGGACGATTTGCGTGAGATTGAAAAAATCTACAAAAATAAGCTAAAAAACCTGAAAACCTAGGGTTTCCCCTAATATAAATCTTAAAAAATCTATAGATAATTACATCATACCCCAGCAATAATGCTAAGCAACAACAGGAGAATTATGTACACATCAAAAGAAAAGCTACTAGCTATCCTACTATTAGAGACGGTTAAACGCGCTAATTTAACACCAGAATCTGAAATGAAGGCTATCACACTAGCGGGGCACTACGCCACGGCTGGAAGCGATTTAACAGTGCTGAAAGTTCTTGAATATCCTGATACAACAAGAGCTAACACATGACAACGCAAGAACTAATCGAAACCCTAAAGCTACAAGCTACATTCATAAATGCTGGTGGCTATATCAATCAAGGTAATGTAATGACTGAAGCCGCCGAAAGGTTGGAGGAATTGGAGAAAGCACGAATAGGAACTGAATTAGATAGCTTTATAGCATCAGTTAATGAAGGTATGAGGCTAGAAAAATCATGAAATACGCATACGAAATCAACGCAAAAAGAATAATAGACCTAATTAAAAGCCATGACGGTATAGAGACTAAACAAATATGTACATCATTAGATTTGACAGTAAATCAGTTCGTTTGCGCACAACCCTTAATTGAAAACTATTGTTATCGCCTTAAAAAGAAGTGGCGCATAACAGTTGTAGAGGAAGTATCGCCACGTATCAGGAAAAGCCCAACAGCTACGGTTATTTATCGGATGATGCCAGTTAGCCAATTGGGGCTAAAGGAAAAGATGGGTATGCATAAAGACTCAATCTGGAGGGCTTTGAAGCTACTACGCGAGCATAAGCTAATCCACATCACAGGTTACGAAACTGGCTCAAATACAATTTATCCGATATTTGACAAAGGTTATGGAATAGATGCAACACGCCCAAGTAGTAAATTTTTAGAAGCGCAAAGAGCTAAACGATACAGGGAGAAGTACAAGGAAAAAGGTGCACTAATTGATAAAAGTTACAAAGAAAGAAATCGAGAGCTATTAAGAGCTAAACAAATAGCACGATACTGGCTGAAACGCGATGAGATAAACGCAAAAGCTAGGGAAAAAGCTAGGCTAAAACGCGAAGCAAAAGAGATGGTAGAGACAATGCCAACAAATGTACTAATGACACGATGGGTAGGGGCTAATCCATTCGCTAAGGCTATGATATGAATAAGCCGTTATTTACCCGTAAGGATTTGAAGGCAGCTAGTACGAAGATTCCTATAGCATGGCCTAGGATTAAAACACGTACAACAGCATTTAATTCAGCCCTTGATGATGTCTTAAGAGGGGTAAGTGAGGAACGGTCACGGATTGATTTAGCTACCTTGTATAGCTTTTTCATGTCGGCAAAAGAGTTAGGCCATATTGATGATGGTGGATTGATTGAAAACTCAGTTGGAGCACTGGCGAAGGCATACACAAGGACAGATGATGGGAAGCCATTTAGACTTGATGCTGTAAGTGCTGAGGCTTTGCGGGAAATGATAGCCACATTCGAGACGGTGGCTAATGGTGTGAGTGCGCGTGAATATATGTCTATTTGTAACGCCATGCCTAATCACGTAAAGACGGAAAAATGAAACAACACGTCGAAAAAGATGGGGTTAATGAGTACGGTGTACCGTTACATGCTTGCAATGGATACATCCATAATGAGCATTATTGGGCGTATATAGCTGAGAAAAATAGGGTAGAACCATTGTTTAATCATGTTAAAATGATGCTTACGAACACTCCCAAGGGAACTCAATGAATAAATCAGTAATAGGTAGTTTTGGTGATATGCCAAACAAAGGGACTGCTATTGGCGCAACACCAGTGCAAATATATCCATCAAATAGCTTCTTAGACTTACCCGTTATGACTGATAACGAATGGGAGTCACTAACTAAAAAGCAGCAAGCCGCGCAATTAGCCTATGAGTTAAAAATCGTTAATGCTTGCGAGCTGATAATGATGGGGGTTAGTGTTAAATGAGCCTAACAAGTAAACAAGAATCAACTATCGAATATTTAGCAATAGAGGATTTAATCCCTTATGTTAAAAATAGTCGAACCCATGATGATGCTCAAGTGGCGCAAATTGCAGCAAGCATTAAAGAGTTTGGATTTACTAACCCTATATTGATAGATGCTGAAGGTGGCATTATTGCAGGTCATGGTAGGGTGCTTGCAGCGCGTAAATTGAAACTTGAGTCTGTGCCATGCATCATGCTAGATTACCTCACAGAGACGCAAAAACGAGCCTATGTGATAGCTGATAACAAACTAGCACTGAATGCAGGGTGGGATAGTGAATTACTAAAATTAGAGTTTGCCGACCTGAAAGATGCTGGCTTTGATTTGGAGTTGACAGGCTTCACACTGGATGAGATAGAAGCAATGTCGCCAGATGTTATTCCCGAAGGATTGACCGACGAGGACGCTGTGCCAGATGTACGGCCTGACCCAATAAGCAAGATTGGTGACGTTTGGCTGCTTGGTAAGCATAGGTTAATGTGTGGTGATTCGACGAGTATTGATTCGGTTGAAACGCTGATGGATGGAGGGTTGGTTGACCAATTGGTTACTGACCCGCCTTATAACGTTGCATACACTGGAAAGACAAAAGACGCGCTAACCATACAAAACGACAGTATGAGTGACGACAATTTCCGTCAATTTCTGATGGATGCTTTTGTGGCTGCAGATGCTGTTATGAAGTCAGGTGCTGTGTTTTATATATGGCATGCTGATTCAGAGGGTTACAACTTCCGTGGCGCATGCAAAGACACTGGCTGGACAGTTCGCCAGTGTTTAATTTGGAAAAAACAAACACTTGTTATGGGTCGTCAAGACTATCACTGGAAGCATGAGCCTTGTTTGTATGGGTGGAAGGATGGCGCAGCACATTTATGGTCAACAGACCGTAAGCAGACAACTATTCTAGAGTTCGACCGTCCATCAAGAAATGGGCTTCATCCAACAATGAAGCCTGTAGAGCTTATTGAGTATCAGGTATTAAACAATACAAAAGGGCAAGACGTAGTGCTTGACTTGTTTGGGGGTGGAGGTTCTACACTTATTGCGTGTGAAAAATCAGGGCGTTACTCTAGACTAATGGAGCTTGACCCCAAGTATGTGGATGTGATTGTTCGCCGCTGGCAGGAGTTCACTGGTAAACAAGCAACACACGCAGCTACAGGTGCAACATTCGCAGAGGTCGAGGCTGATAGTACCAAAGCAGTTAGTGAGGTGGTATGAGTACACTAACCCCTAAGCAAGAAGCTTTTGCACAGGCTATCGTCACAGGCGTAAGCCAGTCAGATGCTTACCGTTCAGCATTTAATGTAGGGGAAGGCACTAAAGCAGCTACTGTACACAAAAGGGCTTCAGAACTGATGTCTGACGGGGAGGTTGCGGGTAGGATAGCAGAACTACGCAAGCCAGTAGCCGAAATAGCTCAAATCACGCTTAAAACGCACCTAGAAGACCTTTTAAAGCTTCGCAATATGGCAGCTAAGGAAAAGCAATACAGCGCCGCTATAAGCGCAGAAGTCGCTAGGGGAAAAGCAAGCGGGGTAGTTGAACCGACTAAGATGGATTTAGATGTCAGTTTCCCGAGGGTAATCAATGTTATCGCAGGACGTGCTTAACGTAGAGTTCCCGCCTAAGCTGGCGGCAGCATTGTTTGCGCCTAAGCGTTACCTATTTGTAAGGGGTGGGCGTGGAAGTTCTAAAAGCTGGTCGGTTGCTAGGGCTTTGATTATTCTGGCGTTTCAGTCGCCTCATAGGATACTTTGTACACGTGAGATTCAAAAGTCCATTAAACAATCCGTTCACCAACTATTGACAGACCAAATAGCTACATTAGGGCTTAGCGGGTTCTTTGAGGTGTTGCAGAATGAAATAAGAGGGATAAATGGTAGTGCCTTTTACTTTAGCGGCTTATCAGACCAGACGGCTGACTCAATTAAGAGTTTCGAAGGTTGTACACGAGTTTGGTGTGAGGAAGCGCACACAATCAGCGCGAGGTCATGGAAAATCCTAATTCCTACTATTCGAGCTAAGGACTCAGAGATTTGGGCAACCTATAACCCTGAGTTAGATACAGATGAGGCGCATCAAATGGCGGTAATACGCCCTGCACCTGATACGATTAGCGTGGAATTAAACTATCCTGATAACCCTTGGTTTCCTGAGGTACTAGAAAAAGAGCGTCAACACGCTGAAAATACCATGAAACCAGAGGACTACGCGCATATCTGGGGTGGTCAATGTAAACCCGCAGTAGAGGGTGCTATTTACTTTGATGCAATGAGCCAATCTATCCAATTGGGCAGAATCTGCAATGTTCCGCACGATGGCAACCTAAAGACGCACTTAATATTCGATTTAGGCATGGCTGACAGTATGACCATCATACTAGCGCAAAAGGTTAGCTCAGAGATTAGGATTATTCACTATATAGAGGGTAATCAACGAACCTTGGCTGACTATAGTGCGGAACTAAAGCAGCTAAGGTTAGATGGTCAGCCTATGAACTGGGGTGTAGTATGGTTGCCTCATGACGGTTTCCACAAAAAACACCAAACTGGCATTGATGACCGACAAGTGATGGAAAACCTAGGCTGGACAGTTGACCCTAACGGCGTACCGAACATGGAAGTCACAACGGGAATTGACCGAGCGCGAGAAGTGTTTCCACGTATCTACTTTAACAAAGATAGAACCGAGCGTTTGATAGAATGCCTCAAGAGGTACAGGTGGAACATTAACAGTAGGACAGGGCAAGCAACACAACCGCTACACGATGAGTTCAGCCACGGGGCTGATGCTTTCAGGTACTTAGCTTTAGTTGTTGAACAAATCAGCAATAGTGCGCTTGGCAACAAACCTTTAAAATACAACACTAAGTATTTGGCATAAGTTATAATTAGGCTACAAAAACGTTGGGAAACGCTGTACATGGCTAAAATGGATGAAAACGAGTTACTAGAGCTATTGCGTCGCAAGGAAGACTCTGCGACTCATTACATTCATGGCACGTTAGGCGCAGACCGTGAACTGGCTATGCGAGCCTATCACCGACAACCCTATGGAAATGAAGAGGAAGGCTGGTCAAGCGTCATCACCTCTGACGTGCAAGACACGGTTGAATGGTTGCTACCATCACTGTTAAAAACATTCACCTCTACCGATAAAGCCGTATCATTCGAGCCAACAACAGCTAATGACATCAAGGGGGCTGAACAGGCTACAGATGCATGTAACTATGTTTTCTACAAGCAAAATAACGGATTCCTAATCCTCTACACTGCTATCAAAGACGCGCTAACACTGCGGAACTGTGCGGTAATGTGGCGAAAAGAGACTAGCGAAGTTGTTAGTTCTGTACCGTTTAAGGGTGCAACACCTGAGATGCTGGCTATGCTTACTCAGGACGGAAGCGAGATTGTAGAGGCTAATGAAGCCCCAATAATTGACCCGCAAACAGGCCAACCCGCTATTGACCCCATGACGGGTGCGCCGTTAATCGGGTACACAGGCAGGTTCAAAAAGGTAGAAGAAAAGACAATTATCAAGGTCGAAGCTTTCAACCCTGCAGATTTGTTGATTGATAGAGAATGGACATCACCACTATTAGCCGATTGTCCTTACACAGCTAGGTTAATGAAAGTCACACTGTCAGACCTAAAGCAAATGGGTTTTGATGATGTTACAGCTGACGAACTGCGAGCCTCAGACATTACAAACCAAAGTGAACGGCTGACTAATGTAGAGAATCAATCGGGGCACTACTTAGAAGGTATTGGTGATAACGATACCGATGATGATTCACTCGCTGAGGGCTATCTGCGTATTGAGTACGTGCTTGCAGACATCGATGGCGATGGTATTGCGGAACTAAACTGTGTCTATCGCTTAGATGCTAAGATTCTCAAGACTGAGATTTGTAGTCACGTACCCTTTGCGACATTCTCGCCCGTACTTAATACACATCGTTGGGATGGCCTAAGCGTAGACGACTTAGTGGGTGACTTGCAGAAGCTGCATACAGAGATGTTGCGCCAGACGCTTAACAACCTCTATCTGACAAACAGCCCACGCCACACAATCCTCACTGATTCTCAAGGTTCGCCTTATGTAAATATTGATGACTTTTTGAATATGCGCCCAGGCGGTGCTGTACGTCAAACCCGTGAAGGTGCAGTACAACCTCTAGTCACCCCATTCGCTGCTGGTGGCGCTATGCCAATGCTGGACTACATCCAAGGCATGCGAGAAGAGCGTACAGGTGTTTCAAAAACTAGCCAAGGGCTTAACCCTGATTCATTCAACAACACGGCTACTGGTAGAGCATTAGACCAAAGTGCGGCACAGCAACGCATAGAACTAATCGCCCGTATCATTGCTGAGATATTGTTAAAACCCGTGTTTTTGGGTGTGTTGAAGTTGCTAACCGATGGCGGCATGGAAAAGCTAGCTTTCCGTTTGCGTGATGAGTTCGTGGAATATGACCCGAACGAATGGCGTGACCAATATGACATGACCGTGAATGTCGGACTTGGTACAGGTGACGCTAACCAAAAGATTCAAGCACTGCAAATGATAGCTCAAAATCAAATGGCTTTGATGGGTATGGGATTGACTACACCTGAGAACATCTACCACACTCAGACAAAGATTGTAGAAGCGGCAGGCTTTAAAGACGTGCAGAATTTCTTGAAAGACCCACGAGGTAAGCCTCCAGTCCCGCCACCGCCTAATCCGTTGCTGCAAGTTGAACAAATGAAGCAGCAAGGAACAGCGCAGTCAAACCAATTCAAAGCACAACAGGAAATGCAGCTAAAACAGATTGAAGCGCAAGTACAAGACCAACAACACCAACGCGAAATGCAGCGCGATATGGAAGTAGAACGTAACAAGCAAGAGATGCAAGCGCGTGATAGTCAATTTCAGGCACAACTCGAAGCGCAAAAAGAACAACAGCGTATGCAGATGGAAGAGTACAGCAAACAAGCTGATAGAGATTTGGCACGTTGGAAGGCTGAACTAGACGCTACAGTGAAACTACAAATCGCTGGCATTAAATCACCTGAACAAATCATAGAAGAGACGGAAAAAGAAGACATGAAAGAGTCAAACATGCAACAAATGATGATGCAAATGATGCAGGCAATGACCGCACCCAAAGTGGTGGTAAGAGACGCTAACGGTCGAGCGGTAGGTATTCAACATGCAGGGGTAAACAATGGCACTTAATACACAATTGGCAAATGCCACGGTCAACGGGCAAGCTGACAACCTAGCAACCCGTCTAAATAGCGGATTTTTGCGTATCTATGATGGCACACAACCCGCTACGGCTGATACCGCAGTATCTACACAAGTGTTACTGGCTGAATTGACATTCAATGCAACAGCAGCACCCGCGGCTACTGTCGGTTTACTTACATTCAATGCGATTACATCCGATTCAAGCGCAAATGCTACGGGGACGCCGACATGGTTTAGGGCTGTTCAATCGAACGGCACGACTGTCGTTATGGATGGTAGCGTCGGTGCATCTGGCGCTAACTTGAATTTATCAGGCTTAACAGGCGGTCAAATCATTATCGCTGGCACTGTAGCGGTGTCTAGTTTCACCCATGACGTGTTAAACGCTAGCTCAGGACTGTAATGGCAACTGGTCAAGGTACTGTAACTTTCAACTTTGGGGCAGCACCTGGGACAAACATCGTTACCACTGCGGTAACGGGACAAGCGTCTATCGGTTCAGGCTCAAAGGTAGAGATTTACATGATGGGAACAGATAGCACAGCAACCCATAACACGTATGAACATGCTATCTTGCCTTTAGACTTAGCTTTGAGTTGTACAGCTATTTCAGCGGGTACGGGTTTCACGGCACAGGCAGCGACGACACAACGATTAACAGGTACGGTTCAGGCGCGATTCGTCTGGACAGATTAAAAAGGAAATATCATGGCAGGCTTTAGAATTGAAGGTAATACATCTGGCAACGTAGCAGAAGTTGATGCAGCCAATAACATCAAAGTTGCACTATCTAACACACCAGCGTATATTGGTGGCGTTCGTAACTTCTCAGAGAATGATGCAGGCTTAGCAACTGGTTCGCCCTATCTATTATCGCCTGAGGTAGATGATGATTTCCGCATGCGGACTGGTTCTGATATGATATTTGATGAGGAAAGTTTCACCTATACGGCGCAAAACTTTACCAAGCACCGAATGGACGCAACTACGTTTGTTCCGTCATGGTCAACGGCTGGATTTAACACTAATCCAACAAACTTATTGA